TTGAAATTAAATAGAAGTAAAATTTAAAAATTAATTATGCCAAAATCGGAAGCAATAAGTAATGAAATTTTTGAACATTTCAGAAAGCAAGAGAGAGAGGTTAAAATTGCAATTAACATTCTCAAAAAAAATGGCTTTTCTGTAAATGATAAAAAAAATAAGTTATTTATATATAGAGATTAAATGAAGAGTATAGCTGTTATGTCACGAGTTTTAAATGGAAAGCTAGTGAGAAACAAAAGCATGATAGCTAATGCTGTTAAACACTTTGAGGGAAAGGATGTCGAAGTAATAATTAAGATGAAAAGAAAGTACAGAAGCTCCCCTCAAAACGCATACTACTTTGGAGTAATTATTCCAATAGCAGTAAATGCAATATATAACGAATGGGGAGAAGTATGGTCTAAAGAGAAAGCTCATGAGTTTTTTAAAAATAGATTTCTATTTGATGAAAGAGTAAATGAAGAGACAGCTGAGATAATACAGATACCTAAGTCTACAACTGATAACTCTACAATAGAACAAGAGGAGTATCATTTAAAATGTGTAGAGTTTTTAAGGGAGTGGTTTAATGTAGAAGTGCCACTACCTAATGAAAATATAAAAATTGAATAATGATAAAACAAAATAATAGCAATCGAAAATATGTGGAGTATTATTTGAAAATAAAATGGCCAAAAATTAAAAATCCAGATTTTTTAATTCCCAAAACAGAAACTTTTAACAACTATTATATAAGAGTTTATGACGATATAAGGTTAAGTTATTTTAGTACAGAAAATCTTAAATATAACAAATTAAAAAAATGGTATAATGATTATAAAAAAAACAAGTTACATCGTTAATATTTAAGAGAATATAAAAATTGATTAATCAATCTTTTTCAATTATGGATAAAAGAAAATATAATGGAGGTAAAAGAACAGGAGCAGGTAGAAAGCCTAAGTCTGAAGAGCAAGATTTAATAGAAAAATTAGATTTGATTATTAATGAAGAAGATGTTATAAAACAACTTAAAGAATTAATAGCAGACGGAGATTTAAGAGCCATACAGCTTTATCTAAATTATCGTAGGGGAAGGCCTATTGAAACTAAAGACATAACAATAAATGAAGATATGCCTTTGTTTATAGATTAGTATGCAAGTCAAAAAAACCTTAGCCTTAAATAAACTACTAAACCTAAACAGTAGAACTAAGATTATTAGAGGAGGAAGTTCAGCAGGAAAAACAATAGCAATATTGATAATACTGATTGACTATGCTATTAAAAACAAAGGCAAAGAAATAAGTGTAGTATCCGAATCTATTCCTCACTTGCGTAGAGGAGCTTTAAAAGACTTTCTAAGTATATTAAAGAGCCTAAACAGGTACTATGAAAAGAAGTTTAATAGAAGTACTTTAAAATACGAATTTAGTAATGGCTCTTATATAGAGTTTTTCTCCACAGATCAACCAGACAAACTTAGAGGAGCAAGAAGAACAGACTTGTACATAAACGAATGTAACAATGTGCCATTTGATGCTTACCAACAGTTAGCAGTCAGAACAAGTGGAAACATCTGGCTAGACTATAATCCTGCAAATCTATTTTGGGTAGATAAAGAACTAATAGGACAGAGTGATACTGACTTTGTTACACTAACCTACAAAGACAATGACAGTCTACCAGAATCAATAGTTAAAGAAATAGAGAAAGCAAGAGACAAAGCTAAGACTTCTACTTACTGGGCTAATTGGTGGAAAGTATATGGCTTAGGTGAGATAGGAAGCTTAGAGGGAGTTTGTATTCCAGACTGGAAAGAGATTGATAAAATACCAGAAGATGCAAGACTGCTTTGTGGAGGAATGGACTTTGGCTATTCTGTTGACCCTTCAACTTATATAAGATTATACAAATGGAATAGTGCTTACCTATTTGATGAAATGCTTTATAGAAAAGGTATGCACAATAGAGACATTAGCTTATTTTTTACAAACCAACATATAAGAGAAAACATTTATGCTGATTCAGCAGAGCCTAAATCTATAGCTGAATTAAAAAACTATGGTCATGCAGTTTATCCTGTAACAAAAGGTAGAGATTCAATAGTCTATGGAATTAACCTAATGAATCAAAATGAAATTTATGTAACTAGAAGAAGCAAGAATCTAATCAAAGAGCTTCAGGGTTATATATGGGCTAAAGATAAAGAAGGTAACGATCTACAAAAACCTACAGGCTCACATCCAGACTGCATTGATGCAGCTCGCTATGCACTTATGATGCAACTAGAAAATCCAAACAGAGGAGAATATCACTTTTATTAAATAGGGTGGAGTACACTTTGTGATTTTATTGTACATATAGTATGAAAGTTAAAATCCTAGTACCTGAAACACTATCAGAAATAACATTAGAGCAATATCAAAAGTTTCTAAAGATTTCTAAAGACAATGAAGATAGTTTGTTTGTGAATCAAAAAATGGTTTCGATATTCTGTAATATAGAAATGAGTACTGTCTTTGCTACAAGATATTCTTCAATAAAAGAAATTACAACTCACCTAAACGAAATCTTTAAAATCAAACCTAAGTTTAATTCTTCTTTTCAAAGAGGAGAGTTAGAATTTGGATTTATACCAAATTTAGATGAAATGACTTTTGGAGAATATGTTGACATTGATTCTACTTTAAATGACTGGGAAACTATGCACAAAGCTATGGGTGTTTTATTTAGACCAGTAACATACAGGAAAAAAAATAAATATCTAATTGAAAAGTATGAGACTTATGATAAATACGATATGCAGAAAATGCCTTTAGATTTAGTGTTTGGAGCATTGATTTTTTTTTGGAATTTAAGCAGCGAGTTAGTAAATCATATACCGATCTATTTGAGGGAGGAACTACAGAATCTGACCTTACAGCAAAAGCAAATTTTGCAAGACGATGGAATTGGTATTCAAGTATATACCGACTTGCTTCAGGAAATGTTGCCAACATTGACCAAGTTACCAAACTACCCTTACATCAATGTTTAATGTTTCTAACATTTGAAAAAGATAAAAATGAACTAGAAGAAAGAATGATAAGAAGTAAAATTAAATAATGAAAGAGTTTTTAGTAGAAGAGTTGTATGAAAGGGGACTAATTCCTTATGATGAAAGCATTGTTTTAGCTGAAGGCTTTGAAGATGCTATGGTTGGCATATCTACCACAAACCCTAAAAGAGCTATATACGATTATTGGAAATGTCTGGATTGTTTAATAAAAGCAAAAGTCACACAGGAAGTTTTTGAATTTGATGCAGCTTTAGAATGGCTAGACGATTACATAAAAGAAGCAAACAATAGTGATATAAACTCATTCACACCAATATTTATAAAAACGATATGACAACTTATTATAATATAATTGACACACTAAAAACAGCTTTAGAAGCAGAACCTTTTGTTAATACTGTAAGCTATGGAAATATCTATGACATTGACTTAGCTAAACAAACAATATTTCCATTGTCACACATTATGGTCAATCAAGCTACTATCTCTGCTCCAACAACAACATTTAATGTGACTATTATGTGCATGGATATTGTAGACGATCCTAAAACAGAAAGTGCTTCTGCATTTCTAGGAAACTCTAACGAACAAGACATTCTAAACACTCAGCTCAATATAGCAGCTAGAATAGTTAGTAAGCTAATGAGAGGAGATTTATTTAGCGACTTGTATCAAGTAGAGGGAACAGCAAGCTGTGAGCCTTTTAACGAAAGGTTTGAGAATAGTTTAACAGGATGGGCAGTAACTTTTGACGTTGTAGTTCCAACAGACATGACTATTTGCTAATGAAAAATGAACACGCATATAAAATTTTAAATGCTTTTGCTCTTAATGTAATTAGTGCTGCTAAAGCTAATTTAAAAAAAGAAAAAAAAGATGTTACTGGCAAACTATCTAATTCATTAACATATCAACCAAGTAAAACTCCTACTGGATTTAGTCTTGCTTTTTTAATGGAACAGTATGGAGAATTTCAAGATAAAGGGGTTAGTGGAGTAAAACAAAAATTTGATACACCTTTTTCTTATAAAAGCAAAGGTGGTAAAAGAGGTTTAAAAGGTATGCCACCTCCATCAGCTTTTGACCAATGGGCAGTAAGAAAAAAAGGATTAAAAGGAATTAGAGACAAAAAAGGAAGGTTTTTGCCAAGAAAAATTACTGATTTTCTACTCGCTAGAAGTGTATTTCTTAAAGGAATAAAGCCTAGTTTATTTTTTACTGAACCCTTTGAAAAATATTGGAATAGCCTACCAGAAGGTTTTGTAGAAAATTTTGCAATAGACATAGAAAGAAATATAAATGAACAATTAAATAAAAAGTAAATGAGTGCAATAATTAACGCAAGAAGTCCATACTTTATAAAAATAACTCCCTCACAGGGAAGCATAGAATCAGCAACAATGACATTGTATATTTACTCAGGTACTTATACAGCTTCTCCATCTCCATCACAATACACATTAACAAAAACAGCCATATCAGGAAACAACTACATAGCCTTTGAAATAAGCTCACTTGTTAAAGATTATTTAGAGACAGAATATGGCAACTTTTCAACAGACGGAGTGTGGGTTAAAACCTCTACTGTTATAACTAAAGATTCTGGAACAACAACTGCAACAACAGCAAACAAGCTAGTAGACAGCACTCAAAACTTTACAAGTTCAGTTCAAATTGGTGATACAGTTAACAATACAACAGACGGAACAACAGCAACTATTTCTGCAATAGATAGCAATACTACTCTTAGTCTAAGTTCCGATATTATGACAAGTGGAGAAACTTATAACATAAGACAAACAGCCGCAGCAGAAGATGCCACTCCTTACTTAGCTTTTGATGGGTTTGGATATTTTGAAGAAGGTGTAAACCCTAGAACAGCTACTAATCCTATAAACACAGTAGTCACAGGAACAACAGATGGAGTAACAGTAGCTTTTAAATTACAAGACTCAACTCAAAACTTTTTAGACACAGTAAGTCTAGGAGATACTGTAAACAATTTAAGTGAGGGAGGTAGTACTACAATTAGTGCCATAGAAAGTAATACATCATTGGCATTAGCTGCTGATATTATGGTTTCAACTCCTGACAATTATAGCATTGTAGCTAGACCTGATTACACACCTGCTTTATTACAAAGCAATACAACTATATATTTTAAACAGGGTACAGACATTGTCTTTCCAGTATTTGCAGAAGCAGAGCCTACTATTACTTTTATTAGTGGAGGAGGAGCAAACATTAAGTGGGAAAGGACTGATGAGTTCTGGAACTTATACCAAAATTACTGGGGTTCTATTTTAACTCCTATTGTAGTTCCTGATTCTACCGATTCAACAGAAAAGATAGTTTACATAAGAGTAACTCCGACTCTGACGTTACAAACGGGAGATACTATTACAGTAGTTTCTACTAAAACAGGCTATGAGCAAAGTTTTACTTTAACCTTAGAGGCTGTATGTGAGCCTAAGTATGAGCAATTACAAGTAATCTTTTATAACAAGTTTGGAGCTTTACAGATCATGCCATTTTTTAAAAGGTCACAAAAAAGCTTAAGTGTTAAAGGAAGTACTTACAACAGAAATATAATGGACTTTACCTCTTCTCCTAGCTATGATATTTCTAAACACAGTATAGCAACTTATGGAGTTAATGGAAGTGAATCTATTGAAATGAATACAGGGTTTATTAACGAGAGCTTTAATGAAGTCATTGAAGAAATAATGCTTAGTAAACAAATATTTGTAGACGACGGAAACAATGT